ATCTAAACACTTGATCTAACCAAAAATTCAGTGTATAATATAGTATATGCTGAATATCATAAGCGACTTCATTAAAGGTATTTTACCTACAAAAAAGAAAACCACACCCAGTGGTTGGACAAGTTTTAACGCACCCTGTTGCCCACATAATGGTGAAAGTATTGATACCCGTGGGCGTGGTGGCTTAACAGCTAACCCAGATGGCAGTGTCAGCTATCACTGTTTCAACTGTAACTTCAAAGCCAGCTATCAACCCGGACGCCACTTAACATTCAAATTCCGTAAACTATTAAAATGGTTAGGTGCTGATGATACTGATATAAAACGCCTAGTCATCGAAGCTATCCGTGTCAGAGAATTAGTTGCGCCGGAAGAAGTTAAACAGGAAGCTGAAGAAGAACGGATAGATTTCAAAGCTCGTGAATTACCAGAATCTGCAGTCAGCTTTCGTGCTATGATGACACATCATTTGTTAGATGATTTCCAGAATGTACCAGGACTATTAAATTCAGCAGTCAATTACACTAACTTGCGTAAGATGGACTATGACCGTTATGACTTTCTTTGGACAGACTCGACAGAGCACAGCCTACACCAGCGTGTGATCATCCCGTTCATCTGGCAAGGTCGTACCATTGGTTATACCGCCCGTGCTGTCACTGATGGAGTTAAACCAAAATATTATAGTAGTTATGAACCAAACTTTGTGTTTAACATCAACAATCAACTGCCAGACAGCAAGTTTGTCATAGTCTGTGAAGGACCGTTTGATGCTATGAGCATAGATGGTGTAGCAGTATTAAATAATGAATGTAATGAAACACAAGCAGACATTATTGAATCCTTAGGCAGAGAAGTCATAGTAGTAGCAGACAAGGATCGTGCTGGCGCTCGGATGATCAACAATGCTATCGAATATGGATGGTCAGTTAGCTTTCCTGTATGGTTAGAAACTTGCAAAGACATAAATGAAGCAGTGGTAAAATATGGTCGGCTGTTTGTGCTAAAAACTATCTTAGATGCTAAACAGACGAGTAAACTCAAGATTGAACTTATGAAAAAGAAACTGTATAATTAACTATATATGACAAAAGAATATTCCCCAGAACTACAGAAACTGTTTTTAGAAATGATGTTACAAGATGCACAGAGTTATGTGCGTGTGCAGAACATCTATAATGCAGAAAACTTTGATCGTAGTCTACGTGAAGTGGCTAAGTTTATCAAGACACACACTGATGATCATAAAGCCATGCCCACACACGAGCAGGTTAAAGCGGTAACAGGTGTTGATCTTAAACATGTGCCAGACCTAACAGAAGATCATTACAGTTGGTTCATGGCAGAGTTTGAAGGGTTTACTCGCCGTAATGAACTTGAACGTGCGATTCTTAAATCGGCTGACTTGTTAGAAAAGGGCGATTATGATCCTGTAGAAAAACTGATCAAAGATGCAGTCCAAATATCGTTAACCAAAGACATGGGCACTGATTATTTCTTAGATCCACGTGCTAGATTACTAGCGATCAAGAGCAATAATGGACAGGTATCAACTGGTTGGCCAACCTTAGACAAACGATTGTTTGGTGGTATGAACCGCGGTGAACTAAACATCTTTGCAGGTGGTTCTGGTTCAGGTAAATCTCTGTTCATGCAGAACATCGCTATCAATTGGTGCACACAAGGGCTTAACGGTGTTTTCTTAACCTTAGAACTTAGTGAAGGTTTATGTGCTATGCGTATGGACAGTATGGTAGCTAATTGTAGCACTAAAGAAGTGTTCAAGGATCTTGACACAGTTGAGATGAAAGTTAAAATGGTGGGTAAAAAGTCAGGCGCACTGCGTATCAAATACATGCCAGCACAGAGTAATGTAAATCAGATCCGTAGCTATCTTAAAGAACTACAAGTGCAGACAGGCTTAAAGATAGACTTTATCATGGTAGACTATTTAGATTTGGTCATGCCAGTCAGTGCTAAAGTATCGCCAAATGACTTGTTTGTCAAAGACAAGTATGTTTCAGAAGAACTGCGCAATCTATCTAAAGAATTAAACATCTTGATGATCACAGCGTCGCAACTTAATCGTGGTGCTGTAGAAGAAATTGAATTTGACCACAGCCATATCGCCGGTGGGTTGAGTAAGATCAACACAGCAGATAACGTGTTTGGTATCTTTACTAGCCGTGCTATGCGTGAGCGTGGTCGCTATCAACTACAACTCATGAAGACACGTAGTAGTTCAGGTGTGGGCATGAAAGTAGATCTAGAGTTTGATTTAGAAAGTCTACGCATCACTGACCCAGGTGAAGAAGCACAGGAAAGTGGCCTACGTGGAGTTGGCGCAACTAATATACTAAGTCAGATCAAAACAGGATCAACAGTAGCACCTAGCGAAGAATCTAAAATCCAAGTTGGCGTAGATAGCAGTAAACTTAAGAGCATGCTGGCAGGTCTTAAGAATACTTCAGAATGATATCATATGACCAAATACGAGAAGTCCATCTAGAAATCTCATCTTTATGTAATGCTCGGTGTCCTTTATGCCCAAGAAATTTCCGTGGATATCCTTATAATGACGGATATGTTGAGGCTAATCTAACATTAGACGATGCCAAACATATTTTTACTTCTATATTCTTAAAACAATTAAATCGTATCTATATCAACGGTAATTTTGGTGATGCTGTAATGAATCCCAATACTCCAGAGATAGTAGAATATTTTAGATCACAGAATAAAAATTTAATAATAGATATCAGCACCAATGGTAGTGCTAGAGATAAATCTTTTTGGCAACGATTGGCTCAGGCAAAAACAAATGTTTTATTTTGTTTAGATGGATTAGAAGATACACATCATCTATATAGGCAAAATACCAATTGGAAGACTATTATAAAAAATGCTAAAATTTTTATATCAGCTAGCGGGTCGGCCGTATGGAAAATGATAAGGTTTGATCATAACACCCATCAAATTGATGATTGTAAAAATTTGGCTAAACAATTGGGATTTGCAAATTTTGAATTACTTGATCATGGAAGGGATACTGGTCCTGTTTTTGACAAACATGGTAAGTTAATTCATGTGCTCGGTGACTACACCGGAGAACAGAATTTTAAAATACTGTTCCACAAAAAGAAAACTGACATGGTATTATTGGAAGATGTTGTTCCACATTTAACTCAACATTCTAATATAAATTGCTATACGAAACAAGCGGGATCAATTTATATTAGTTCAATAGGAGATGTATATCCTTGTTGTTTTACTGGATTTAATCCTAAAACCTATGGTAAGGGAGAATATCACCAAGCTGTAAATGCACAACTAGCGCCAATGATTAACAATAATAATGCATTAGACTATAGTTTAGAAGAATGTATAGCTTGGTTTAATCGAGTAGAAGACAGTTGGTCTATAGATACATTTGAAAACGGTAAATTAGTTTGCTGTAATGATAACTGCGGTTTTGATAAATACTCTAAACTGGAGCAAGATCTTGCAGAAACGCACACGTAGCCTACTCACTGAGCTAGACGAGTTATTAACGCACAAAGACAAGGAAAACCTCCTTGAATCACGTGCTAATAACATCATCAATGGGGCCATCAACCTCATCAAGTATATACACGAAAACTACGATGTTGAGACTGCTACTAAACTTGAAAATCGTTTATTAAACGCTATCAAGGGCCAAGATCCTGCAAAATTCTCACGCGGTATTAGGAAGATCAACAATGAAGATTAATGAAATATTAGTAGAACAACAATTAGAAGAAGGCCCTATAGATTTTGCCAAACAAGTAGGCGCTGGTATAAAAGGTCTGGCTCAGGGTGGCCTACAAGGCGCTAAAGCTGGGTATCGACAGCAAGGTAGAGCTAACAAACAGCAGGATTTGGTTAGAACAGTTTCTGGTAATGCTGGCGACGATTGGGCGGATATGGCTACAAATATACGGATGAGCACAGGTAAACCTCCCACAGCAGACGACGCAGTGGCTTGGTTTACACAATTCTCCGGCACCAGCCCAACTGTTGCACCAGCAGGCTCTAATCCAGCACAGATCAACAAATGGTTGAATCAACAAGTCAGTGGATACATGGTTAAGAAAGGTACAGCACAGCAAGGATCAGGTACAGCCACAGCACAACCAGCGACTGCACAACAACCAACAACTGCACAGACACCCACACAACAATCAGCAACTGCACAACAACCAGCAACTGCACAGACACCCACACAACAATCAGCAACTGCACAAGAA